TTGTGCTTTTGATAGATTTCCTATTTGCTCTGGTATTGATTTTATAGTATTTGCTGCTGTATTTAATGCTGCTTTAAAGTTATTAATACACTGCTGTAACATAGCTTTAAATTTATCAGGTAGTGAGTTAATCCATGCAATCAATTGTTGTATTTGTTGTATAAAAAATACCCATGTCAAAACAATTTCAACTGCTTCAGCAATTTCTTTTATAAGTTCATTGATATCTAATACTATACTTTTACCCAAAGACCAATAATAAGAAAACACACCACTTGGATCAAATGATATCACCTCAAGTATTGCATCAATAACTGCTCTTATAGCATCCATGGCCTTTTTGACCAAGCTACGAAGCATATTTGTTGCATTCATTTTTGCATTTTTAATTGCATTTGTGATTGCAGTTATTGGATTTGTAAGACCAAGTAATAAATCAAAATCAAAATTAAAGATAAATTTGAAGTCACAAGCGTGAGCCAAATTATTGTTTAACAAATCTATGGCCGAACCTGGTAAAAAACCTCTGGCCAATTGTGGTGTTGTTTGTACTCCACTTTTGTTTGATAATTGTGAAAATGGTGAATTTGGCGGAAGTGTTTCTACATATCTAAAATTAATTAATTCATAACTGCCCAAATTTACTGATGTTTCTTTTGTCATTTGCATGATTATACTCCGGAAGCTGTGGAAGTACCATAAGGATTTGTTTCAGCCGCATATGCAGGAAGAACACCCATCATTATGGGAAACTGGCCAGACGAACCGTCCATAAAGAATCCTACTACCCAATCTTGTAACTCAGGTACAGAGAATGTGTTGCGAGCATTTAGTGGTAATATAGGCACGGCCCATGGTAAATCCTCAATTGGTATTGTCATTTCTGGAGAATTGGTGCCATCTGTGTGCCATCCAAATATACGAACTTGACATCGACCCAACCCAAGTGGATCCATTCTATTTTCTACTGTACCCATCCACCAAATAAAACCATCTGTTCCTAAAAAATTTTGCATTATAATATCATCCTTGAGGTGTACTTTCTTTAGCCAATTCCAAAACTGTTTGATAAGTTGTAGGTTGTCCTTGGAATAAATGCCTTACAGCGGTTACCAAATATTTACCTGAATATAATTTATCCATTCCCTTTTCACCAGTCAAAGATGGTAGATTGAAATTAACAACTTTTCCAGCAGTTACAAATGGATCACCAGGAATTCGAATTTTCACAACTGTATAGTTAGACAAAGAAAGTTGTGCTGTTCTATTGGGTACGAATGCTTCCAAGAATATATCTGGTGAAACAGCACCCCTAGGAATGTAAGATTTTAACTGTTGACCTGCATTAGATACACCCATTTTTAAACAGCCATTATATGCTTTGTTTTCAGTTACACCTAATCTGTTTTGTTCTGTTATCAAAGGACTGATAGGATTTAAAGTTGTTTTAATGTCATTTTTATAATCAAACACTGTTGAGGTAACTGTTCTTGTTAATGGATCCAAAGAAATCAATCTATTAGTAAATGTACCTGAACTTATTTCTCTTAATGTATCAAAGGCCTTTACGAACTGATAATCAAGTATAGAAATTACATCTTCTGATGCTGGTTCAAGTTCTGTTCTTATGTTCTGTTGTTGGTATTTGTAAGTTCTATAAACATTATCTTCATACATTGAAGCAAGTGATTTAAAAAAGAATCCATCTTTTGTTTGAAAGAACAACATATCTGCCAACTTTGTATTGCCATTACTTGCTCTCGGCCTAGCGTAATTTGACAACCAACTGATAGCTTCCAACGGTTTAATTGTTGGTAGAATTATATCATAAACTCCAATTGTTGGATATATTTTATTTCTTTTTTCTAGTGGTATTCCCAAACCAGTTTTCATAATATCATCTATCATTTCCGATATTTGCATACCTTTATATGATTTTGTCATCTTTGTTTGTTCGGATAAAACCAATTCTTCAGAACAAAAATACAATGTAATAAATTCTAAATAATGGTTACCAACTGGATCTCTCTTTGGTATTGAATATAATCTGAAAATCAAAGGATTATTTTGATAATTTTTTGTTTTACCAAAAGTGATGGTAATAAGTTCATTACCCATCAAATTTAATCCTTCTATAAGACCAACACCATCTTTAAGCTTCACATAACCAGACATTACAAAACTGTAAATGTCCTCAAATAATGACATATCCACCATCAAATAACTAATATCATAGTTTTTACCGGTACTTGATGTGATACTCAATTCCGTGATTGCTGCGTCTTGTGGGAAAAAATAGCCAGAACCTGGTGTCATATTATGTACCCATCAATTTACGAAATTCAACTTCAAGTCTGTCTGCATAATTTTTATTCAAAATCTTTATATTTCTTTTAGATTCATTTGAAAGGTATTCATATGCAAAATTATCTACAGCACTTTTTGTTATATCCACGATTACAGGTTCTGTATTTGTTATATATGTTTCGCTTGATGCATTTAAACTATTATAAGCATCTTCGTCTATAATGAATGTTTCGGTTGTGACTGTTCTTGTGGTGGTGCCTGTTTTGGTTACAATTTTTTCATAGTGATGTATTTCATTGATATGTGATTCACCATATTTTTGAATTAAATAATCATTAAAAACAGAACTTGTTAACGGCCAATCCCATTGTGGATCAAATGCTTGATTAGACATTAAAACAATCCAAAATTTCTCCATGTCATCATAATATTTGTGTGCAATAATTTCTGGTGTATCACCCTCTTGTATATCATAAGTATAGAAAATCAAAGGATCATTCAACATACTTGAAACAATATTAACTCTGGCTAATAGATTTGTAACTATTTGTGTTGATTGAGTATCACTAATAGCTAATTTTGGTAACATTTGAAAGTATTTCATTTTAGTATCCTGCCTCAATCGCTGTACTGTCGATAAGTTCAATTTCTTTGAAGTTTAAAGTTAAAGTTGTTTGAACTGGTGTACCATCATCAAATGTTGACCATGTGCCATTTGGTGCATAATTTACTCCAACCTCAGTCAAAACACATCTTTTCAATTGAGGTATGTTTGGATTTACTGAGTTGCCGTGCATAAATTTTATTTCAAATACGCAAGGAGGTGTAAAGAAAAAACCTAATGATTTGGTAATTATTGTTGGTGCTGAATTTTTTCTAAAGGCCTTTATAATTTCTTTTATTTGTGTAGATTCTTCTATTGAATATGGTGTAAGTGTAAAAGACATACTAAATGTTCTAAAATCTATACCTTCAAATAATACTTGTTCTTGTGGATTAAAAACATAACCCATTGAATTGAGAGCAACCCTCATTGCTGGGTTTTGTAAAGTTGATTGTACCATTGATGGAACTTTACCTAGATATGGAACTGAAGCAGCGGCCTCTAGTGCTCCTACTTGATTGTAGTGAGCAGATTGAGAAAATTCAGCAGTGTCTGGCATGTATAAGGTTATTGTGTCTTTAACAACACCGTATTTTGGTTTAATAGCCTTCAATGAATCTTGCATTGTATTTGTAATCGCATCTGGAGCATTATCAAACGCAGCAGTTAATTCATCTTTGACCACTTCTACAACTGTTTTTCCCTCAGCCATGTCTGCTTTTGCTTTGGCAATCACAACCTCACCAGCCTTTATACCTCCTTGAAATACATTCATTGCAAAAGTTCCAACAGTTCCAATTGGATCACCATTTGTTATTACTGGTATGGCAGCAAACACTACCGCATGTTGTTTTTGTTCCGAACCTACATCTCTTGGATATGAAAGTGAGTTGTATGCATAGTTTTTATCTCTGTACAAATTGGTTAAAGGTCCTGTTTCTTTGAGAAAATCTGTGGTAGGAGCCCAATACAGTCCATTCCGTGTAGGAAGTTTACCTGTTTTACCAGTTATAGTATTCAGCACATCCCGCTTGGTTTCTGTAATATTGGCTGCCATCTTTGTCCTTGTTTTTTAAAAACTGTATATATACTATTTATGGCATATTCTGGAACATTTAGACCCACAAATCCTCAAAAATATGTTGGGGACCACAAAAATATCATATATCGCTCAAGTTGGGAAGCGAGATTTATGCACAAATTTGATAAAGAAGATTGGGTAATTTCTTGGTCGAGCGAAGAAATTGTTGTGCCTTATGTGTCTCCAGTTGATGGGAAATGGCACCGATACTTTCCGGATTTTGTTATACGAGTTAAAAATAACAAAGGAGAACTATCAACTTGGATGATTGAGGTTAAACCAAAGAAACAAACTAAATCACCACAACAACAAAGACGAGTAACAAAACAATATATCACTGAGGTTACCACTTGGGGAGTAAATCAATCTAAATGGAAAGCTGCCACTGAATTTTGTTTGGATCG